CCGCCTGCCCCTGAAAGGCGATCGCCTCCAGCGCCTGCTGTAGCTGCGCCGGGTCGGTGATCTTGGCGTTCTGCCCCAGGGCGTTGATCATCTTGGCCGTGTCGACGCCGTCCGCACCCTGACCAACGACGAACTTGGCCGCTACCGGTGCATATTCCATGGCCTTGTTCAGGTCCATGCCCGCACCGACCAGGGCATTCACCAGATCCGCGACCTCATTACGCCCCATACCAGTGGCGCGTGACGTGTCGATGATCTTGTTTGAGACCTGCGCCTCTTGCGGCTGGTTGGCAATGCCGGCCTTGATCGCAATGTCCCGAATGATCGCGTTGTAGTCCGCGCTGATCTTGGCCGGCAGCACCATGGCCGCCGCGCCTGCCGCGACACCCGTGCCGACTTTGCGCAGACCGGCGCCGCCCTGACGCATCTGCGCCTGACCCAACGATTTAAGCTCAGCGCTACGGGCCTCACGCCCCAGGCGCTGATACGCCTTGCCCAGGTTTTTGACCTCGACCCCTTGGCGCCTGAGCGTGTCAAGGTTGGCCTCCAGCTTGCGCCGCAGACCGTCAGCCGTGGCCGAGCCGCTGGTGTGTGCCTTGCGCCATTCCTCCTGCAGGCGCTTGGTTTCACCGACGACCGATTGCAGCACCTTGGTTTTTGCAGCGGTGTTATCCAGGCGCTTTATGCGCCCTTCCACGTCATTAAACGCCTTGCCGACCGACGCGCTGACGGCGCCGCCGATCACCAGCCCGAGGGCTAATCCGTTCGCCATGTCGTTACCCCATCACCCGGGCGGGGGTTACTCATCCTTGAGCCACCACACCACCTCATAAAACGGCATCGCCTCAATCTCGGCCAAGGTGAAACCGGTCGCCTTGGCCAGACGCCTTGCCGCCAGTCGCAGCGTATGAAAACGAAATTCAGTCCTCTGTAACCAGGCGAAAATAGCCACGCTGCAGACGCACATAGTCCTTGACGGAAAGCGCCTCAAGATCCGCTTTACCCGCCGTACAAAGGCTGGTGAACAGCATCATTTCGGCGGCGTTTTCGTCCTTGGGGTGCGCCTCGTTACTGTCGCGCGACTCCTTGAGCGTTGGCGAACGCATGGTGATGGTGTCGACCTTCACGCCATTGACGATGCTGGGCTTGGTCAGGGTGACCACCGCATGTTCCGGGGTAACCTGCAGCCAGTCCGGCAGTTGGTCGGCGTCGATTTTGTTTACGTTGCTCATGGTTCTAATCCCTTAAATGCCCAGTTGTTCGCGCATTTTCGCGAGCTGATCCACGCCATCGATCACGCGGATAGAGTTGATAATGTCGATCTCATAGATCACCGAACCGTCGACTTCGAGCTTGTAGTAGGTCGGAGAAACGGCGTATTTGATTTCAGCCTTGTCGCCCGCCTTCCAGTCGCCCGGATCGACCTCGCGCAGCATGCCGCGCACGGTGGCAATGACGCCGGTAAAGTCGCCTTTCTGGCCCTTGAACGAGCCCCGGAACGAGGCGCTGAATGCCGACTGATCGGCCAGGCCGAAATACTTCATGGATTCGCGGCGCACGCCCGTGGTGGTAAACCCACAGTCGAGCTTTTCCATGCCCATATCCATGTCGATTTCGCCATCCATACCGCCAGCCCGGTGGGCTTCGGTCTTGATCGACACTTTGGGCAAGGTGAAGCTCGGCACGTCGCCCTGAAAGCTGATGCCGCCGATAAACAGGTTGGTGTTAAAAAGCGTTTGAGGAATCATGTAGCAGCCCCCTTAGGACCGGGTGTCGAGAACTTCGGTGATCCACTGGTTGGTCACTTCAACCAGGAACGTTGGGTTTTCTGCAGGCGGCACGTCGGTAAAACGAATGCGCCAGAACACGCGCCCTTCGGCAAGCTGCGTTTCCGTGCTCATTTCGGTGTCCGCGTAGACTTCGAAGTTGATCACCGCACCCCGCGCCTTGAGGTCACGCATGAAGTAATTCAGGCCCTCCAGCACATCCTTGACGTAGTTCTTGGTGATCGGCAGATCCACCGCCCATTTATGGCCGTAGAGAATCGCCGCCATGACCATGTCCATGGTCCGCACCCGGGTGACGAACGACCATTTCGGGTCGCTGGACAGCGTGCGGTTGCCCCACAGGCGATAACCGTCGTCGCGGATGATCGTCGCGATATGCGCGGCGTTGAGCAGGTTGGCCCGGCAGGTTTTGTCGCCGTCGTTGAACTCAATCGGGCGGGTCGTACCGGTGACCCCGACAAACTCCTTGTTCGACGGCGAGGCCCAAAAGCCGTACGTGGCATCGGTCCAGGCGAACAGACCGGCGACCCAGGCCGACGCCGGAGCATCGACGGTCGCGTTTTTCGTGGTGTCCCAGTACTTAACGCCCGGGTCGACCATGAACAGACGCTTACTGCCGAATTCCTCGGTGTAAGCAATCGCGGCTTCGTCCGTGGTGCGTGGGCCGTCGACGATGGCAATCGCCCCCAGCTTGTCCGCCAGGGCATCCATGGCCGTGGTCACGGCTTGCGTCGAGGAATGCCCCGGGGCGATCAACAGCCGCGGCTGGGCGTTGAACAGGCTTTTACCATCGAGCAGCGCCTGCAGGCCGGTGCGGGTGCCGTCCGCCTTGACGCCGCCAATCACCGCCGAGGTCAGCGCCGCCGCCTCGTCCAACGTCTCGACCGCCACCGCGACGATCACCGCCTTGGCGCGCAGATAGATCGCCTGACAGGCGCGGGTGATGGCCGAACCCTCACCAAAGGCGGCAATCGCCTCGCGTTCGGTGGTAATCAGTGTCGGCACGCCCGGCTTGGCCGCGCCCGGCGTTGCCAGTGCGCCGAAGCCGAGCGGCACGGTGTCCACCAGACCGATGATCGAGGACGACGGCAGCGAAATAGTGCGCGAGCCGGTGTTCACGTTGGTGACGGTGACGCCGTGGAAAAAATCGGTAGAACTCATAAACGCAATCTCCAGAAACGGAAAAACCCGCACGGGGCGGGTCTTGGGTGAAACAGGCGGCGTTACGCGTAACGCCCGTTAGGGTCATTCCAGAGGCTTGCCTCGGTCGGGCTCGATGTTCGTGGCGCAGTGATCGGGATCGAACCAGTCGAGCCACTTACACAGCACACAGCCCCAGCGCCGGCCCTTGAGCCGTGCCTTGCCCGCCCGGGAGCTGATCGTTTCGTCCTCATGGCCGCCAAACGCGGTGTTGGCCAACTGGTCGAACGATACCGCCAGGCGATGGCCGCGCGTGCTGTTGGCCAGGACCGCGCAGAACATCCACACCAGCCCCAGACAGGCAGCCAGCGCACACACCAGCAACAGCGCCACGGCCTGGCCGATTCGGATCACCATACGATGGCCCCCACATCCTCAAGGGTCTGTGCCAGGGCCAGCAGATCCTCCAGCGCCTGCCGGCGGCCAATGGCCGAGCCCGACAACTGCGCATAGGCCTCGGCCTTGAGGCGCACCCGCTCGACCAGCTCGGCCACCGTCAGACCGCGCGCTGTGGCGATGGCCGTCAGCAGCGGCGTTTCTGCCTGCGGATTGGCCGCCCGGTCGTCGGCCTCCTTGACTTGCTGCGGCCAGCTTTGCAGCTCGCCGGGCGGGTAACTGGCGGTCAGGCTCGACAACGCTCGCTCACAGCCGGCATTCAACTCGACCAGCTTGGCGGCCTTCGCCGCCTCCAGCTTGTGCGCCTCGGCCGCCGGGTATTCCAGTTCGCCCAGGTACTCGGCATCGGCCAGCGAACAGGCCGGGATTTCGGCCGGCTGGCCGGGCAGAATCACCGCGACAAACAGGCCGTTTTCGCGGTATTCCAACGGCACCGACCAGACGCGAACCACCGCGTCGGCCTGAATCGCAGGCAGCACAACAGGCTGGCCGTTAACGGTCAGCGTTCCATTTTCGATATTCAAGTGAGCTCTCCTCAGAGCAAAGGGCACCCGCTTGGCAGGCTAGCCCTACAGACATGACTCAAACCGCAGCAACCATTACACCTTGGCGATGCGGCCACCAACGTTCGGCGGCGCGGC